GGCGCTCCACCATCCACGCCCCTTCGATGTCGTATGCCGCGCCGTCGAACAGGATGCGGTGCGCCGTCGTTATTTCGGGCACCTCACAGACGCGGATGCGAAACTCGGTGGTCGTTTCGCTCCGCTCGGACGCGGCGGCGTAGACCTCTGCGCCAGCCATGTCCTGCACATTGGCGCGGACAGTGGCCACGGTGGCATACTCATCGAGCACGCCACCGAACTTGTCCCGCGCTCCTGTCGAGGCCTGTAGCTCGATGATGCTGGAAAACTTGCCCGCGCTGAGCATCACGCCACCGCCGGAATCCGGTATGGGTCCAGCAGGGCGTCCACAAACGAACGCCCAAACTCAGAAACGTTGCCGCCGATGAACGACTCGCGTTGCGCGTACCAGTCGGCGATGCGCACCAGAAGCCACTGCTTGACGGGGGCGGGCGTATCGCCGGAGGACCACCCCGCGTGATACGTGACCGTGAGCACGTCGCCGGAGGGCCACGCACTCACAGGCACTACTTGCCCGACAAGACGCTCAGCGCGCACGCTGTATGCGTCAGCGGACACCGCCTCGCCGTCGATGGTCACGGACTCGACGCCCTGCAGGACGGGGCGCGGCAGGTCGATGGCGAGACGCCCGCTCCACGCCTCAAACGTGGCCGCAAGCGTCTGCTCGCCAATAGCCCGCCGAGTCTCCCCCTCGGCCGCCGCCTGCGCGGCAACCATAAGGCGCGAAAACAACGCATCATCGCCGCAGAAACTGTCGGCCACGTTGCACTGCGCCTTGACCTCTTCGAGGGTAAGGACTGGCGCGGGTGGGGTAAGGACGCGCACACCAGTCAGCATCTACTTGCCGCCCTTCTTGGGCTTCTTGGGCTGCTCGGGCCCTTCTGCTTCTCCCTCGCCGGACTCGCCGCCCTTTTCCTCGTCACCGCCATCGTCGTGGCCATCTTCGCCACCTTCGGCACCATCGGTGGCGCCACCCTGCGGATTGAGCTCCTCGGATTCGGGCTTGTCGGGCCTTTCGAGGTAGCCGAATCTCTCGGCGGCCTCCGCCACCTCTTCATCAACTTCAACGGCATCACCTGCAGGATATTCCTCTCGCCAGCAGCCATTGCGCCAATATGTCATGTTTTTTTTCAGCATAACTTCAGGCATGTCATCCTCGCTTGTTATGAGGGGAGACGCGAACGCCTCCCCACGCAGTTGCCAATTAGGAGCCGCAGACCATGAGCTTGATGGCCTGAGAGTCCATCAGCATGCCACCCACACGCTTCGTAGTGTAAAAGTGCACGAAGGGCTTGTTGGTGTACGGGTCTCGCAGACTGCGGATGCCCACACGGTCAACAATCCAGTACCCTCGCTTGAAGTTGCCGAAGGCCACGGGGTTCGCGTTCACCCCGATATCAGGCATGTCCTCGTTCTCTTCAACGGGATACCCGAGGAGCAGGGACGGCTGTCCAGCCTGCAGAGAGGGCTGCCAGATGTAATCCCCCTCTTTGTTCTTGTACTTGCGGACGGTGCCGACGGTCAGGCCATTCATGGTCCATACGGCGTCCTTGCGGTAACCGGATTTAAGCGCCTGAACGGTGTCAATGAAGTAGTCAACAGGGTTGGTCGTGTCCGTAACGGCCTCTTCGAACCTTGCGACAATGTTCTGAAGCGTGCCGTAGGGGCGAGACTTATCCGGAGCCACGTCCTTCGGGTAGGCGAGGAATCCCTTGGGCTTCTTTTCCCCATTCCCATTGACGAAGCCCACGCCTTCCTGCTCGGCGAACTCGGTCACGATGTCCATGGCGAGCTCCCCGGCGACATCAAAAAACAGGTCGTCAAGAGCCTGCTGGGTAACAGCGGGATTTGCGTAGACTTCCCCCATGAACGGGGACACTTGTGCGAACGTGGCCGTTGCGGTTTCGGGCCGACTGTCGGTCTCCCCAACCCAACCCGAGGACGTGCCACCAAGGTTCACCAGTTTCCGATAGTCGGGAGTGCCGACAGTGATGGTGCGACAAATACGACGCATCGGGGAAACATCGCGGAGCATGCGAAGGACGTTCTGGTCTTGTTCGATGGGCAGAGCAAAACCGCCATCTGCAGGAGTACCGACGTTGATTGCCTTCTTTTCAAGCTCTTCCAGGCCGACATCATCGCCTTTACGCGCCCATTTTTCCCATGCCCGCTTATGCTCTTCTGCGGCCTTGGTGGTTTCATCGGCGGGCCCACCGGGGCGGGCGGCTTTCTTTGCAAGATCTTCAAGCTCTTTACCCAAACGGGTAATTTCCGAATTGGCCTTTTCGGTCTTGGCTTCGAGCTCCGAGATGGCGTTGCCGTCTGCTTTGGCTTCCAGACGCTCATCGTTCGCCTTTTTAAACTCGTCAAACGCCTTGTTCTGCTCTGTGAGCAGCTTTTTCATTTCTTCCATGGGCATGTGCCAATACCTCTCTACGCCCTGAGGGCGCTGATGTTCAGCCGCACGATGGCGGCAAGTTCTTCAACTTCTGCGCCGTCTTCTGCGTCCCGCAGAGGTACGGACTTGATGCCACCGGCAACAAATGCTTTCGCCTGAGTACGCGAGAATCCTGCATCCCGCAGGGCGCGTTCTGCTTCTCGTGCCGTAGGCATGTCCTCCCCAGACTTGACACCAGTAACCCTCGCTTTCCCATTGGCGGGGAAGGTCACTAGCGAAATTTCAACGAGGTCTACGGCTTCAAGCGTGCGGCGAGGCTCGTCCGGCTTTGTTCGATTCGTGTACTTCTTAGGACGGTAGCCGATACTCATGCCGTTGATGGCGCTACGAGGCTGCATCTTGAGCAAGGCATACATCTCGCGCCCACGCTCCGTGTCCGCAAGCTGACCCTCCACATACAGCCCATGTTCGTCCTCTCGAATTTCTGTCCACACTCCGATAGGCGTATTATCCGTAGACGAAACGCCCCAGCCCCCGTGCTGCGCAAGCATCGCAGGCCAAATGCCCGACGTTTTGAACTCGGCGATAGTTTTGGAAAAAGCACCCTTGGCGATGACATCTCCATACGAGTCCATGTTGCCAAATACGGCCCCGTAACCACTGAACGTCATTGCCGGTTGTTCGCCACCTCCGGCCTTGACCTCGATTCCAGAAAGGCCACAACTAAATCTATCCATTGTCTTCCTCCGGGCTGCCTTTCGAGTCTCCCAGCTCTGAGCCGGGTTCGGCCATGTTCAACGGCACACGGTACTCGTCTCCGCCATCATATGGGTTCATGTCCTCAAGCTCGCGAATGTCATTCGGCGACAAAGCACCCACGCCGTAAAGCTTTGTGTAATACTCTGCTCTGTCCTTCGCTGCTCCGCGCATCAAACCGTTGGCGTTAAACTTTAGATAGTACCCACCGCGTCGTTCTTCCTTAGTCAGAAGCCAACGAGTCGCACTCTTCTCTATGCAGGAATACCAAGGCCCAAGTGTATGCACGCCATGCTGTAAGAACATCTGCTCCGAACTGGCATACGTACTAGCTTTGTCGTAATGCCCAACCATAATTGGCAGTACACCAAAGGCCCTGCACACCTCCTCTACCTGATGGCGGCGTGTCTCAAGAAATTGCGCATTATCATTGTTGCTGCTAACTGGCGTATACTTCATGCCACCAAACAGGACCGCTGTTTTAAACGAATTCCCGCCACCGTGCGCTGCCTGCCAGTTAGCCTTGAGCATATCGACCTGCTCCTGCGACAACTTTTCGTCGGTGGATAACATTCCGCCCGGCCTACCACCGTTTGCAAACAGTTTCGCGCCATGCTTCTCCGTTGCCAGTGACAGACCTACAGCCTCGCGAGCGACTTTTACCGCTTCCATACCAGCAATGCCATTCCACGGAAGCCAACGGATGTGCCACATGTTTTCCGGCGGTATGTCGACTTTAAAGTCGTTATTGTCGGCAATGGTATATTTCACGTCCCACCCGTTGCGTTCCATGGTCACACACCCCGGGGGGTAAGGTAACAGCTCGATAATCCGCCCTCCGAGCCGATTAACAAACACAAACGCATTGCCGGTAAGTGCGAGATGCATCGCGATTTCTTGTCGAAATTCAAACGAAGTTTGGTAATCGCTCGGAGCAACATCAATAAGGTCAAAAAGGCTGTGCCCATAGGCCGGAACGCGCTCACGCCCGTCGTGGCGAAAGACTTTAAAAGGAACCTGCGCGAGGCCATTGGCAATCACTCGGACACAGGCGAGCACCGTAGTACACTCAAGCGCAGTGCGTGTGTTCACATACGCGCCTGAGACAGCCTCGGAGCCCTGCAGAAGCTCTAGAAAAAGCTCGCCTGACGTCATTGCGCTTTTTTTATTGCCAAAAAACCTGCCAAAGATTCCCATCAGTCCCAAACCTCTGCATAAAAAGCGTTTTCTTCACCGCCCCCGCCAAGCACAAGGCGGCTGAGCGCCATAATTGTCGCGACAACGCCGTCAATTTTGTATTCGGGACGCTCTTTGCGCGGGAAGATGTTGTCCTTGGCGTCCACATGGGCCACAACGTTGGCGACCATCCATTTGAAAACGGGGTTGCCGTCATGATGGAAACGCCCCTCGACGACCATGGCTTCCAGTTCCTTCATGGGGTCGCTAAGATTCTTGACCGTCTGCCCCACCTCGATCATGGGCAAACCCTGCTCAAGGAGCTCCCCCACGAGTTTCGCGGCCTGAAAAGGGTCAAAGGCGCATTCGCAAAGGTCAAAACGGCGTGCGTCGGCCTCAAGGTCATCCTTGATGGCGTTCTGGTCGATGGCCTCGCCGGGCGTCAGAATAAGCCACCCATCCTCAGCCCAACCGGAATAGATGTCTCGGTTAGCGCAGTCGTCGTCCCATAGGCGCTGCTTCGGCAGGTACGACCGCAGGAACGCATACGCGTGCAGGCGCCCGTCTATGTAGCGGGGAAACAGGACGGCTCGCGACGCAACGTCAAGTTTCGACGCGAGGTCGAGGCCGAAGTAGCACCCCTCGCCGTCGAAATCGTCAATTTTGAGCGACGTGTCAGCGCAGGCGTCCCACTTGGTCATATTCATCCATGCGGTCGACGCGTTGCACCAGACGTTCAAGTGCTTGGTCTTGAATGCGTTCTGCTTGCTCGGACTCTGAATGGCCTTTCTCTGCTGCGAGCGCAGGAACTCTATGTCGACAGAGACGCCCGCGTTGGGGTTGGCCATGAGCAAAGCCTCTTCGCTCTTCCAGTCCGTGTCGTCGTCTACTGAGTAGATGACGCCGAAAAGCTCATCATCCTCGAACACGCCTTCCAGCACCTTCTGCAAGCGAAGCTGCATGTCATAGCAAGGGCCAGCGAGGTTGTAGCCCGCTGTCGTGATTACAATCATCATCGGCTGGCTACGCGCGCCCATGCCCGTCAGCATCGTGTCGTACAGCCGCGCAGACTGGTGCTCGTGGTACTCGTCCACGATGGCGCAGTGCGGCGAGGAGCCGTCGCCGGGGTCGCCGATAAGCGGTTCAAACTTGGCGGCACTGTCGAGGATGTTCATATTCTTGGCGCGGATGTCGATGCCAAACGCCTCGGTGTACGCGGGGGACCGCTTCGCCATAAGACGCGCTGGTCCGTAGACCTCCCACGCCTGTTTCTCCGTCGTCGCACCCGCGTAAACTTCCGCGCCCTCCTCGCCGTCTGCGGCGAACATGTAGTGGCCGACAGGGGCCACCATGGTACTTTTGGCGTTCTTGCGCGGAATGAGGTCGAAGACCTCTCGGAACCGGCGCAAGCCGTTGTCGGTCCGCGCCCACCCAAAGGGCACGGCCCAAATGAATTTTTGCCACGGCTCCAGCTCAAGCAAACGCCGCTCACGCGCCCACTTGCCCTTGACGTGCGGGAACGACTGCACCCAATCAACAATGCGCTCGCCTGCCTCGAAGTCGAACGTGTACGGCGCGCCCTTCACCCCCTGCCAGCGCTCCAGATCGTCCAGCTGGCGCTGACACGCCAGACGCACCCACTTGCACACCAGCACCTTCCCCGACACGACATCGCGGGCATACTGGTGCGCGTGAGCGCAATGGGGGTACTTCTTGGCGTCAATCTTCATCATTGAGCAAACTTCGCGAACGGGTTATTATTCTTCTCGCTCTTGCCGCCCGCGTTCACCTTGCTGATGGTGGCGGGGGTGAGGCCGAACTCGGCCGCGAGGGACTGCGCGTGTCGCCGAGCGTCATTCAGCATCGCCACCTCAGGGCGAGGGCGAAACATCGTGTCTCCGCTCTGCGTCTTGGTCGTGTAGGTACGACCATGTTCGGCGATGAACGTCTCAAGGTCGTCAATCTCTGCCATACGAATGGCGAGCAACCCCATCACCTCGGTAAACGTCTCCGAGGCCAGTCCCAAGGGAGCTACGCGAGCCTTGATAATCCCGAACCACTCAACCTGCTGGCGAGTACGGCAGAAGCTAGGGGCAGACGCGAGGCCGTCAGCAGGACGCGGCGCGTTCGGATTCATCCGGTCCTTACGGTCAGTCCCCTGCAAAACGTGCAAGGACGCTGGTTTTTGCTTCCTTCCCTTCACTCGATTTCGCCACCCATGTTTTGGTCCTCAATTTTGACAGCGCAAAATTTGAACTGCCCATACGGTCTCTTGGCGGTTTCGCCTGAACTTTTACCCCTCCCCCTCCGCGCCCGTCAGCCGGGCCTTTTCAGCCGCATCACTCTCGCACCCTGCCGTGCATCACTCTTCCGCCCATGCTCGCGCTCGTGGCAGTCGCGGCACAGCGGCATCAGGTTGCCCGGTTCCAGCCGCAGGTCGGGCCGGTCCTCGACGGGCTGGATATGGTGCACGACTGTCGCCCGCACGTAGCGCCCTCGCTCGGCGCATCTGACGCACAGGCCGCCTGCGTCCTGCATCACCCGATCACGCACTCGCCTCCAGTCGGCGTCATAGCCACGGCTGGTGGCCGAGCCCCTGCGCCGGTCCTGCCTGCGGTAGCCGTCAGCGCGCTTGCGCTTGGCGTCGGCTTGGTGCCGATCGCAATACCCGGAGCCGTCAACCGATAGGCGCGGGCATCCGGGGTGGCCGCATGGCTTAGGCGCGACGGGCGGCATCTACTCCTCTCCCA